ATGCACCCTCACGTCCTGCAACTCGATATTCAGGGCACGCCGCAAGCCTGGATCTCGCTGGAGCAGGCGGTGTTGCACTACGCGACCGGCTCGGTCGCCTGGGAAGACGGCGACCAGCCGCTGGCCACGCTGCGCGGTGGATTCAACGTGGCGCGCGGCGTGCAGTCGCGCATCGAGGTCGCGCCGATCATTGCGCTGCGCGGCGCATCGAAGATCAACCTCTTCGAAGTGATTCCGAGCGTCACCAAGAGCAAGCTGCTGCGTCGCGACCGCTACACCTGTGCCTACTGCGCAGGCGTCTTCCACGAGCGCGACCTGCAGTGCGAGCACGTACTGCCCGAATCGCGCGGAGGTCCGTGGACCTGGACCAACCTCGTGAGCGCATGCGCGGTCTGCAACAACCGCAAGGCTGCGCGCACGCCGGAGGAAGCAGGCATGCCTCTGGTCTACCTGCCGTATGTGCCGAGCCGCTACGAGAACTTCCTGCTGGAAGGCCGCAACATCCGCGCGGACGTGCACGAGTGGCTGGCGAAGCGGTTGCCAAAGGGCTCGCGGCTGCAATAGAGGCGGAGCAATGACGGTCTTCCTGGCTCGCGCCCATGAAAAAAGCCCGCTGTCCTTCGGACGGCGGGCTTTTCTTGTTCGTGCGAAAGATCGCTGGTCAGCGCCCGATGCCGAAGAATCGATAGGCGATCACCCCAGCGGCAGCCAGGCCACCGACGATCGCCAGGACGACTCGTGTCGTTCGATTGGAGCCGCGCTTCGAACGGGGCCAGTGGTCCGGCCCGATCAGGTCGATGGGGACGGTGGGTTTGCCTATGTCGGACGCCTTTTCCATGGGAGGCAATATAGCTTACGCCCGAAAGCATGGCTCCGAGCCGGGCACATTCGTCGGCGTTGGACGGCGCGAGTCGAAGCCGGCGTAGATCGCGCAAAAAAATACCCGCATGAGCGGGCCGAACGAGCCTTGACGGCTTCGAAGTTGCTATCCCTGGGTCTTTCTTGTTCGATGCGTGACAGCAGGAGCAAGATGCCACGTCGCATGGAGGCCACTTGTAACTCCGGGGCAAGCGGTATGTAGCTGATGGAGTAAATCGTGAAATATTTCCTCATGAACAAAGAAATCATTCTCGAAAGCTTGAAGCGAGCGTTGGAGAGCTGGGTGCGCAATGCTTCGGCAGCGCAGCTGTGGCAGGTGCATCAGGAGGGCGGGCTTGGCGCGTCGATCGAGGCGGACGAGGACGTGGTGCAGGTGCGCATCGTCCTTGGCGTCGTGAGCGATGCGCTCTCGGAACTCGGCAGGACCGACGGGCGCCTGCCGGTCACAGAGGCCTACCTGGGCACAGCTGCCTGGGGAGCGCCCCCGCGGCAGGGAAACCCCGACCGCGAGCAATGGTTCCTGTCGAGTGAACTGGCACAGGCGCACGCGCGCCAATACTTGGCCGCCGAAGTCGTGGAGAGAGGGGATCTGCTGGAGCGTTGCGTCGACGAGTGGATCGTGCGTCATCAGTAAAGCGCGCCCGGGTCTTGCTCGTGACCCAGCCGCATGTCGGCCGGGCAAAGAAAAAGCCTCCTCGGAATGATCGGAGGAGGCTTCGACAAAAAAATAGCGCGGAGACCGCGCTATTTTTGGTGTTGGTGGTGGGCCCTGAGTGACTCGAACACTCGACCTACGGATTAAGAGTCCAAGGGAAACCTGAGAAAAATCAACAACTTACCTTCAGATTTTGTTCCGCAACCGCAAAAATGAGGGGTCTTGAAACCCAGCATCCATGCGGGTGTCTTGGAAATTGCGGAACAAATCCCGCGGCTATTTGGGTTCCTTCTTGGGGGCTGCGATCCGCACCTTCTTGCCGACTTTATGGCGGATGTACTTTGAAGTCATCGCCTCGGTCGAGTGGCCCAGCAGGGTCTGCGCATCCTTGATGCCGGCCGACTCGTCGGTATCCGTGGCTGCCTTCGCACGAAGGTCGCGAAACTGGAACGTGGTGATGTCGATGCCCGCGCTTTTCCTGGCCTTGTCGAAGCGCTTGCGCAGCATCGCCGCCGTCATCGGAGCGCCCCGCTCGTTCACCAGTAGCGGGGCCGCCTGCTTAGGCCTGGCCGCCTTGAACACGCGAATCTCCTCGATAAGTTCTTCCAGCGCGTTCTCCACCACGATCCGCAGCTTCGCCTGAGTCTTGCCCTGGCGCACCCGCAGGTACTCGCCGCGGATGTGGTCCTCGCTCATGCCGAGCACGTCTGCCGGCCGCTGGCCGGTGATGTGTGCCAGGCGCAGGGCGAAGCGCAGGGGCTCGCATGAGTGCTCCAGCACCCGGTTGAGCATGTCGTCATCGACGTAGGCGTCCCGGGCCGTCTCGCGGAACCCCTTGATGCCGGCGCACGGATTCGACAGCTTCGTGAAGCCGTTGGCCCGCGCGTAGTTCCATATGTGCGAGATCAGCGCCTTCTCGCGGTTGGCGCGCACCTGGCCCCACTTCGCCGGGATCGGCACGATCTTCCGGCCGTTCTTCACGCGCTCGGCGTTCTGGGCTTCGGCGATCTTCACGGCCTCCTTCACGCGCCAGTGCAGGTACTGGTTGATGTGCTTTGGCTCGATCTTGTCGAGCGGTGCCGGCGGAGTGTTGAAGAACTTCAGGATCCACTCCAGTTCCTTCTCGTTGTCACGGCGGGTTCTCGGGGCCTTGGTCGGCAGGATGTCGCGCCGGTAGGCCTTCGCCACGGCCGCGAGCGTGCCCTCGGCGACGGGCGGCGCATAGGCGGGCTTCGGCTTGGAGGCCAACTCGCTCCAGCGCTTCACCGCGAGGGCGTAGTCCGACCCCAGCGGGATTTCCTTTCGTGGCTTGCCGCCGGTGTCGAGGTAGTAGTGGATGAGGTTGCCGCGCGGACGCGCGCGCATCCCCCGCGGCAGGTTCGCCCACCGCGATGGCTTACGACCCATGCTCAAGCTCCAATCAGTCCGGGTGTCCACCCGTCGTCGTCTGGAGTTTCGTCTGCTCGGCCTTCGACGGCAGAGCGGGTGACGACCGGATGGCCGGTGGCGCTCACGCGGAATGGCAGGCCCTGGTCACGAAGCCATTCGATCTGCTTCGACTTGATCTTGAAGCCGGTGAGCTTCGCAAGTTCAGGGTCTGTCAGGAAGAAGTCCGCTGCAGTCACGCGGACGCTCCACTTCGAGAGGCCTCTGCGACCACAGCCTTCACGACGGCGTTGCGGATGCTCGCACGTGCGCTAACGGGGCACGCACTCCAGATGGCCGGAAAGTGCGTGTCGATGTGCTCCATCACGTTGTAGGCGACCATGTCGGCGTCGATCTTGATCGCCGGCTTGGACACCAGGCGGAGGGTAGGCTTCCGTGTGGTCGTCGTGCTCATACCGGCCTCCCGCAGACGATGGAGAAGGGCCACGAGCGGGCGAGTTCACGCTGTTCCTCGCGCTCGCGGTGGAGTGCTTCGAACCAAGCCTGCCGACGACGGCGATGCTCTTCATCACCGACACCACGCTCCACGCAGATCAGCAGGCGGCTCACCTTGCGGATCCTCAGATAGCCAACCGCTCGGCACGCGCCCGGCGTTCCCTTGCGGACGCGGGTGCCATCCGCCCGGAACGACATCGTCGTAGTGCCGTTGCCTGGTTGTCCGGGCAACTGCTCCATTCGCACGAGGCCGGCGGCGACAAGGTCCTCGGCAGTGCCGGTGAAGCAGTCCGCGTCAAGCTCTTGGCTGACCAGCACACCCGGGGCATGCACCTGCTTCGTCATGCCGCCACCCCCTGCGCCACCGCTTCATCGAGGGTGTCGTGGGCGAGCTTGAGAAGGCGCAACGCCCCCCACAGCGCCACGTCGTCATCCGCTTCAAGCGAGGCCTCCAGCACTGCTGTAGCCACGGCCAGGGGAGCGGAGGCGGCTTCGCACATCTGGACATCACGGGCCTTCACGCCAGCACTCAGGACCTCCTTGGCCTTCTCTGCGCAGGTCTTGGCGCCGTGGAGTAGGTCGGTTCCGATGTCTGAGAGTCGAGACTCGATGATCCCGATGACTTCGCTGACCATGAAGTACGGCCCCTCCTCGATGTCGAGGGCTTCGAACGACGCCGCAGCAGGCTCGCGTGAAGTGGCGGAGGTGGCCTCGGTCCGCGGCTGCTGGGAGGCCTCGGGAAACGCATCCTTCATGTCGGCGAAGTCCATCAGGCTGTTCGCCTCATCGAGCAGCACCCAGGCATCGCGCAACGTGGATTCGATCACGTGCCCGAGCGACAGGGCGATCACGCCGTCGATCGCGGCGAGCGACGTGAACATGCCGGTATAGGCTTCATCGGCATCAGCCCGGGTGAGGGGCTGGTGGTACATCGGCGCGATGGCCGGCGGCAGCATGTCTTCAATGACGGCTCGCAGAAGCACCTCGGCCGCTTCGCCCGGGTCCGTCAGTCCGACAGACTGGTGGGCAAGCTGCAGCTTCTCCTGTCCTAGCTTGAGGTTGTTGAAGATCTTTTCCAGCCGGGCCTGCAGCGCGCTCTTCTCGGCTTTCGGCTTGGCCTTGGCGCGGGGCCTTTCGAGTACGGCGTTCATGCTCGCACCCCGCTGGCGTTCAGGTCGTCGATGGCGCGCTGAGCGTGCTGCTCCACTGTCCAGTAGCACATCGACAAAAACTGGTCACCCAGGCGGAAGCCACGCTGGCCGCCGTACAGCTCGTCACGAGAACTGGCCGAAATGTGTTCGGCAATCGAGCTGGCGTGCAGGATCGCCTTTTGGACGGCTTCCGTCGCTCCCAGTTCAGCAGCTCGTGCATTGGCGGCGGTGAGGAGACTGGTAACGCAGTCCACCATGCCGGCGAGGCCGGGAGCATCGCTCGGCTCGTCGAACGAGCCGTCGCCGCCGAAGTTGTGCGTCAGCAGTGCCGCGACGGAGGCCGCTTGGTCGAGCAGGTGGACCAATTGTTCGGGGGCGCTCGAAGGCGCTGCCACCAAGTGGAGCGGGGCAGGTGCCCTCGGGGGCCGTGGAGGCTCGGTTGCGCCTGCCGGCGCGAGCGTGGCATCATTCGTCATGTGAAGTCCTATCCTTTGACGGGGTGGTGTTTCATAGACGGTCGAGTGGGCTCAATCACTCGGCCGTCGCCTTTCGGGGCGACGCCATCTATGTTGGTGAGGAATAGCCTATAGGTCGGATCGCGTTTCCGTAAGGTTGCGCGAGCTATCCGGCTCAATTTTTCATGCGGCCTCCTTCTCGGGGCCGAGCAGCGGCAGCACGGTCATCGACCACTTGATCTGCATGATCGGGACGCCAGAGCCGTGCCTCTTGCCGGTGTCGTAGAACTTGGCGAACGCCTTGCCGGCCTCGGTCACTTCCCACACGTCGCCGCGTTTGAACTGCATGCCCGCTTCAGCCAGGAGCAGGTTGACGCCTCGCGCGCTGGTGCCGATCTCACGGCCGATCTCGGTGGGCGTGTAGTAGCGGCCTTCCTGGTTCTCGGCCTCCAGGTGCGTGTGCCCGAGGCTCTGCATCAGGTTCACCTGGGTCAGGCCCATGACCGCTTGGTTCGCGGCGATGGCGGCGGCGTTCTTGTCGCAGCCGAGCAAGCGGGCCACGCGGAACAGCGGCGGGAAGGCCTTGGCCGCGTCATAGGCCAGCCGGACGGGCGAGGGCGCGACCTTCGATGTCGAGTAGCTGCCCGTCTTGCGGATCGAGGGCAGCACCTCCTCGAATACCCAGCGCTCGAAACGCTCAGCCGCGGGCAGATTGCTGTTCACGATCAGACGCAAGACGTCGGGCTCAGACAGCACGCGCATTTCCTGGACGCCGCCGACGGTCTGAAGGGGGCGGCGCTTCACCGCTCCCTTGCAGTGCTGCTGAATCGCATCGTTTGGACGGGCGTAGCCGAGTGCCTCAGCCACATCCTTGCCTACAAAGTAGGGCTCGCCATCGATCTCAAGCGCCCGGACCTTTGTGCCTTCAAAACTGTAGGGGGCTATGTTGCTCACCGCCATCCTTTCGACTTGCTGTTAAAGGGAGCCTGCGCCTTTAAAGGTCGAGCGCAAGCGGTTGACGATCTCGCCATTCAGGCTGCGGTCGTTTTTCCGCGCCTCAATCGCAAGCGCAGCCTTTAAGTCATCGGGCAAGCGCACTGGCGTGGGAGGCTTTTGGAGTGTTGATGGATTCATGGCGACCTGATTCTTAAAGATTCTTTCAATAGAGTCAACTAGATTCTTTTGCGAAGGATCAAAAAGAATCGATGATCGAGGGATGGAACCGAAACAGCAGCCTCCCTACCCCCTGCGAATGCCACTTGAGATGCGGTCGCACTACGAAGACTTGGCGGAAGCCTCGAAGCGAAGCCTGAACGCAGAGATCGTTGGGGCTCTGCAAGAGACGCAGTCGCTTCGGGACCGTGTTCAGTCCCTTGAACATGAGCTTCGCGAACTGCGTCAAGGTCGTGAGCAGCATGCCAAGATGTTCTCCTCGACCATCGACGCCCTCACTAAGGTGAATGGGATGCTGGGGTACTACCTGAAAACAGTCTCCGAAATGGTGCCGAAGAAGGGTGCCGAGGGGCAGCGCATGATGGAATTGATCGGCGCGATCGGGCACGCTGTTCATTCGAGCAACTACGCTAGTGCCGTGGATGCTGCTGCAGAATTGGTGAAACTTGGGGAATCGAACGAATTGCTGTCCCGAGAAGACAAGAGCACGAATACTCCAGAGCAGGTCGCGGACCGACTCAAGAAGAAGCCGGGGTTGCTGGACTGATGATCTCGCGACGTTCAAACGCTGCCCATGCTCTTCGTCTGAAGAATGAAGGAAAGCCAAACGGTGAATCCGCGGCGCGCAGCGCTCCGCCGACGGTGTCCCGCCATGATCGTGTTCATTTGTCCTCGCCTAGAGGGACGCGATCAGCTTGTCGATGTCGGAGGCGCGCCAAGCGCTCGTGCGCGGCCCGAGCTTGATGGCAGCAGGGTAGCGGCCATCCTTGACGCCCTTCCACCAGGAAGCTCGGCCGACCGGTACTTTGGTGAGGACTTCAGGGAGGCGCAGCAGCCTGTCGGCTACCGGCATGGATTCGATGTCACGGGGCATAGGTGCTTTCAAGTTAAGCGGCCAAAATTTCCCGGACCCGGTTAAACTTTTCCTGTCCTGCCAGACGGGTGCCAGTTCCTTCGGGTTCGGTGCTCAAGAGGGCCGCTTGCGCAAACCGCTCGCGGCCCTTGCCTTTTGGGCGACGGGTATGCTGTTTAGGCAACCAGTAGTCCAAATGGGTTGGAGAGATGCTAACGCGCTCGATCTTTAGCGCGTGTGGATAAGTCTGTGAATAAACGGTGATCTTCCAGTGCAATAAACGGGAAAAGCCGGCAAGTGCATAGATCTGCGAGCCCTGGATCGAGAGGGCGGCGTTTGGGGAGAGCCATTTGCGTCAACGACAGATCCCTTTGTTGAAGACCTTGAATGTGTCGATGTCCTTGTGGTCGATTTCTTCGACAACCTGCGATGCACCCGATGTGCTGCGGTATGGGGGCTAGCGAGGCTTGTCCGATCTCTCGCTTGACGGTCTCTGCGACCTGTGCAGTTCGGTGTGTCATTCAAAACCCCCTGATGAACTCGCCGGAAATGGGCGTGGGTTGAATGTCGCGAAATGGAGCCGCTCCGCCAATGCCTTGTGCATAGCATCGGCCAGGCTGTCCATAGGAGCGGCTAGCCAGTGCGGTGCAGCGGCTATCCCTTCACAGGGTGCGGCGTGTTTCTTAGGGCCCTGCGGGCGGTGTCATAGGACATCCCCAACGCACCGCATTCCTGCTCGGCGCAAACAGTGCGGCTGCTGTACTTGCCCGACGCCCAGATTGCGCGAATTGCCGCTCGCTTTTCACGAGCGCCGCCAGGCTTGTTATGGCGGGCGTCCGCCATTGCCTTCGCTTTGGCGCGGTTCTCCTCAATCTGCTTTGTCGCATGAAGATCTTCGAATTCTTTGCGAGCTTCCGCGATGTCTTCAACTGCGTTGCGGTGAATCTGATCGAACCATTCGCGCATCCAGAAGAGGGCCTGCCAATTGCTTGGGTGGCATTTGCTGATGGCCACGTTAAGCAGCTCGATCGGCGTGATCTTCAGACGTTCTGTGCACTTCCGAACCACGTCGGGGCTGAGCAGTAGATCGTCCCAGGGGAGGGTGTCCACGTAGTCCATTGAGTCCCCCAAGAGCCCCGCTGGTAGCCTTCCGCCAGTCGCACGTTTGCTTTCGCGCTGCCTTTCAGTTTCTTCGAAGATCACCATTGCGATTCGCATTTCTGCTTCGGATAACCCCCCGAGGCTCAACGCGTTCAACGTTGTTGTCTGTGCTGGGGTTTTTGCCATCAGCGCTAGCGCAAGCAGCTTGTTTCTGTTCGTCATTTCCCTACTCAGGCGAAATTCCTGCAAAACTGGCAGCTAAGCCCGCCAAGGCAAGCGGTTTTCCCGGACATCGGGCGCGGCAATCACACCCGTGATATTGCCATCAACACGACAGAAAGGGGGCTTTCTGCGACTATCGGAGCGACCGGATGGAGGGTTTCGATGGGGCAATCAAGATCACGTCGTGCTGCTTTGTTGGCTGCTTGCCCGATGTGCATTTTTTGCGGCGGGCAAACGGCTGCAACGACGATAGAGCATTGTCCACCGCGGTCGATGTTTCGTGAGAGAGCGTGGCCGGAAGGTTTCGAGTTCGCCGCTTGTCTCAAATGCAACGGAGGCAGTTCCAACGAGGATCTGATGGTGGCTTTTCTTGCTCACCTAGGCGGAAGGGACCCGCACGTCCTTGAGAGAGGGAAGGGTCTCATGTACCAAATCGATCGCCAATTTCCGGGCGTTCTCGCAAAGATGTTTTCGAAGAAGGCGACCGAAGCTCGGGCCGATGCGCGGCGTCTTGGTATCCGTCCTCAGCCAGGGCAGACGTATCAGCAGCTCGGAATCGTCGATGTTCCAGAAGAGATGCATCGCTGTGTTGAGATCTTCGCAGCCAAGCTCACTAAGGCGATCTTCTACATGAAGATGGGAGCGCCATTCGCAGCCGATGGCGGTATTCAGTTTCAATGGTTCACGAACGCTCAGCGCCTAGAACATGGACGAATAGTCTTGCTAGACGCATTGGCCGGATTGGCTGCGATGAGCGCGCCTGTCGCACGATCGGGTCGTGATCTCAAAGACCAGTTCGACTATCTCTATTCCGTCGATGAGTCTAGGGAACTTCACGTGCTCCAAGTGGCATTTGGCGAGGTGTTCGGCTTCGTTTCGATCTTCAGTCAAGTACCTGGGCGGCTGGAAGCAATGGATGACCGGCTTGCCGAACGCTTTAAGGGAGAGCAAAAGAAGTCCCCGTTCAAATGGATCAATAGCAATCGCGAGAAAAATCTCAATGCTGCACGCCTCTCAGAGGTGGCGCGAAGAAAAAATGCCTGAGTACCTCTTTGCTATGGCTCGAATTGATTTCTAGCTAGAAGTTAATGGTTCGAAAATGCTTTTCCCGTGCTGCTGAAACAGGGGGATCGATTTGCCCATATCTGTGTCGCTCAGTAGGTGCCGGTCTTCGTCGGTAAGTGTGCCTGCATCGCACGTTCTCGTTCGAATGGCCTTTGCCAGCTCATCTAATCGCTCCCGGTCGGCGATGTAGGTGAAGATTACGTGAAGTTGGCTCAAATCCTGCCTCGGGGCGCTCTTGAATGCATTGGCTATCATGGCAGCCTCGATCCGTGCCGACTGAGGGTCAAGCGAAATAATTCGATCAAAACGTTCTCGATCCATCGTTCTAAGGAGCAAAAGATACGCCGATACAGTGGGCCACGGTTCGCCTTGAGTTTCTAAGACTTTGAGTTGCTCAGTGAGCTGGATGGTTTGTTGAATTTGCCGAAGGCTGGGATTAAGTATGCCGCTCGCCTCGATCATGGCATCACAAAAGTCGTGACTCATCACCTTGCTTTTAAAGTGGAGTTCCCCCATCGCGCGTATGAAAGTCATGAACCTTCGCCCAATGGTGGTTCCTCTAGGTGTTTCTAGCTCCAGTGGAATACTGAATGCAACAAACTTGGCCAGGTAGTTGGTAGCGTCAGTTCCCGGGCCATAGGTATGACGAATTGACTCGTGAATGGAGCGGGAATTCCAAAAGAGAACGAAGACGACGTTCTCTGCACCGAAAAGGTGTTTGATTCGTTCAAGTACCTCAAGCGCGAATGAAGGGCGGCATCGGTCGAGTTCGTCCACAAGCACTACCAACGGTTGGTCCAGCTTGTTGGTCAACTCGCTTAGCATCTGCATGAAATTTTTCTGAATGCGCTCGGTGGCGGAGTAGGAGTCGAAGAGCTTCTCGACTGCTTTTTCCGAGAACGACCCTGCGCTGTCTTTGAGCGCACCTACAGCGCCTTTGGTCAACTCATCGGTGTCGTCCGCGGAGAGTCCGATGGCTCGGGCGCCAAGGGTAATTCCCGCCTTGGCCGCGACCGGAGCTGCGCTCTTGAGCACCGCTCCCGCCGCTTCCAGGAATTTTTTCTTTACGGCTGAGGTTGGCTTGAGTGCTTCATAGATCGCTGCCGCAATCACCGCGAACGGGTCATCATGGTGGTCATACCGAAAGACATCGATGGAGACCACTGGTCGGGTTCCGTCGGGCCCGCGAAGTCGCCGTGCTAATTCGGTTGCGATCCAAGTCTTTCCGTCGCCCCATTGAGCATCAACCGCGATGACCCTCGGGGTAGCCAAGCGATCTGACGGCACCTTTGCGAGCACCTCGATGTTGCTCTCCATTGCAGCCAGGAAGGCTCCTCTATTGAGATGGTCGGGGGATTGCGGCTCTGCAGTGCTCGCCATTTATGGGCTCCAGGTTGATCGTGATGTTCGTAGCCGGCGGTAGCTCTATTGGTGAGGAAACGTGAAGGAGGGGCTTGAAATCCTCTTCACGCATAGCCTTCAAGTGGAGTTCGACTACCAAGTATGAAAAAGCCCGCACCATGGGAGCTCGATTCGAAGGGTAGGGCTCTCTACCAGCCGTGAGTGCGATAGCGCTCGGCGATCTCGATATAGGCGCCATGCATCTCGTCGGTGTAGCAGAGCCAGAAGCTGTAGAGGATCAAGAGCAGTGACGCCAGCGAGAAGGAAGCAAACGTCCAGAACGCGAAAGATGAATCAGTGGCAGTGGCCGGGCTCATGAGGCTGGGGACCATTGGCAGCTCGGCGATGCCCCAGCCGAAGAAGAACAGGCATAGTCCAGTAGCGAAATAGGCGGTCCAGCGCCATTTTCCAAGCTTGTGCGCAATCCGACCCGTATCGAGCAGTTCCAGCATTTCCGCCTCCAGTGGAGGTAGCCTAGCCGGATTTCGCATTTGTCGCGATAGGGATCGAGCCGCGGCCTAAAGAACAGGGGACTCAAAATCCCCCGCCGCAGGACATCGGCTCCCAGGGCGGTTCTCCGAGGCGCGGTTGAACGACATGAAGGGGCTCGCAGGAGTGAAGTGAGCGCCTTTGCGTGACGAGCGGTCTATTTCGTTTGCGACTAGGGGCTTGCCCACCCATTGCGGCAGCCATCCTTGCCATCGCGGTAGCGGTCCGGGCCGCCGCGGCCCTCGGCTCTCATATAGACGTCCACACGTCCTGCCCATGCCGAGCGATCTGCCGCTGGTCCGTCACGCAGTTGCACGGCATCGGATTGCGTCGCTCCTTTTCCTTCGCCGAATATGCGACTTGCTGGGACGCCAAGTTGAAGCAGTAATTGTTGAACATAGGCAGAGCGCTTCTTTGATAGCTCAAGCAGCGAATGTGGCGATTTCCCTTCGGATGGATCAGCGTGCCCAGTTACGAAGGCAACTTGAAAGCCACACCAAGAGCGAGCCAGATCGACGGCAGCCCCTAGTCGGCCTCGAGACTCTGCAGTGAGGGCAACAGCGTTCTGTTCGAAATCGAATTGAAAGGTGGCGTCTTCGTAGACCGATGTGGATGAGCTTGTCAGCTGATATGTCAGCAGGAATCCAACCACGGCCCAGTGCGTGCAATGCTTACGGGTCAACATAGAAGCTCGGATCAAGGTGAGGACCCTTGGAAAGTATTGCATTGGTTGTGGGGCAGACGGCGGCCATCTCATCGGCCTGCATAGCACGGCCTCAAGCACAGGCATGACCTCGCGATCAAGCTCTTCTTGATCGACGGCATAGACCTGAACCGTCAGCTCGTTGGTTGTTCCACGGAATAGGTCGGCATTGAACTCCACGCGGCCATCGGAGTCGGGCTAATCGTCTGCCTGGTGAAAAGCCTTGATATCGAAGGCCGGCGAGGTAGTCCATCAGTGCTCGCAGAGTTCATCGAGGAAGTAGTCAGCCAGCACATCCCCGTAGATTTCCTTCGACCGTGAAGGCACGGCGGCAACGTAGTCGATAAATCCCCTGATTATTGAGTCCAGGTCTCTGTCGCCCAAACAGGTGGATGGATAGACCAGCGAGCGCAGGACTTCGACTACCTCCTCTTTGTTTATCGCGCCATTCTTGGGGCGCATCTTGACCGTGGAGTGCACCAATCCTCGTTGAACGCCTGCCCGCCAGCCAGCCATGAAGGCAGCAATGCGGGTCGCGCAATCGGCATGTCGGTCCGAGCCCCCGGTGCCCTTGAGCATCAGCGAGCAGCTTTCTGCCATCTGACCTGCTTGAAGGATGTTGGGTATCTGCGCCGATGCGATGCAACTCGCTGATGCCAACGCTGCTACTACAGCGATGCGGGCTATGACGCTTCGCGTTCCTGCTGCTCGCTTTTGTGATTTCGAAAGTTGCGGGCTCATTCCTCTGGCTCCTCATGTAATAGGGCGAGAGCATATCGAACGAAGCGGACTGAAATCGCGGGGAGGGCAGAGGGGGATATGCGCGGGCGCAGAAATTCCCTACGATCTCCGGCTTTCGTCGTGCAGACACAAAAATGTCGCAAGCTGGTGCGGCGCGACCCTTGACCCTGAGTCGAGGGCGAATAATCAATACACGAGGGTCGAGATGAATCGATGGATGGGGGCGATTGCGCTGGGCTTGGCCTTGGGCGCTTGCGGAGGGGGCGGTGGCGGCGGATCCGGCACTGTGCCGACAGGGCAATCCTCATCGGCATCGCAGGTCGATGCGGCTGCTCAGGTCAAGCTTGCAAAAGCAGAAGAGCTAACTCTGGCGACTGCGGCACCGGCCGACCAAGGCGGTCCGATCGATGTGTTGCGTGCGCAAGGACCTGAGGGCGTCGCAGCGATCAAGGAGCGCATGCTGAATCGACCGCCTAAAAGTCCAACTTATTCATACAAACTAGGCACCGCCGATCTTTCGGATCGAGATGCCTTCTGGGCAGAACTGAATAGCGCGGAGATGGCAGGCTATCTATTCGACCCCCTATCCAACAGCCACGGCGGTAACAAGGCGGTCTACCAGAGGAGAAGCGATGCGGTTGAATACGTGCATCGACTTCATCCCTTGATCGAAGCCTACAGTCTTGCAGGCTTTCAAGCTATCGGTGCAGAGGGCTACTTGACCGAGGCATGGCGAGTGGAGCGCGACGACAAGGGATTTCCTCTTGCAGCCCTCGTAATCTTAAAGAAGGCAGTTGGCCAAACTTCGACATATGAATACCAGCGCGTTGAAGGGGCCGGAGAAACAGAGGCCAGTAGCCTTGCAGCCTTAAACAAAATGGGGCAACAGGGGTTTTGCAAGGTAGAGCTGACCTCGGAAGCGATAGGAATTGTCTTGGGACGTGAAGTTCCTACTAGCGCTCGCTGCACATTTCTGTACAGACCGACGGCGCCCAGCACTCGGGAGTTCGTGACGATGGCAAACGAGGAGGGCGCCACCGGGGGACGTTATGCGCTTCACAGCCTTATCAACTACAAGGATGTGAGCTTATTTGTGCGGGACGAATCACAACCGACGGCTTTCAGTTTCTATATAGCAGATATGCCTCCTGCAGAGGCTTCGGCCGAAGACTGGCTGGCCTTCCTTAATCGGGAGGGCGCGGTGGGTAGGACACCATATGGCATCTTCACCGAGGGGAGTCAGAGCTACATGATCTTCATGAGAACCTACAACTGCCAAGGAATGCTGTGCTGAGTCGATGAGCAACGGGCGGCGATCACGACCGAAAAGCCCGTGTTCAAGCTTTCCGAGGAAGCGCGCTAGAAAAGCGCATGCCTGAACCTCGCGGCCGTCGCCACCCTCTGTTCCTGCGGCTGCTCAAGCCGGTCGAACCGGTCTACCCTGATGCGTTTTCACGCGTCGCCTGGGACGAGGAGGACATGCCAGAGGACGCCCAGGGGATCGTCTACATCGTCACCCGACACTGCGCGCAGATGCGAAGTTGGGCCCAGCAACTGCGCAAGCTGCATGCCGCGGACGAGACGTACAAGACGGAGGAGGGGATCAGCCCGCTGAGTGGAGCGCCGCTGCGAGAGGCAAATCTTCGAGCGCTCGGAACGAGTCTCGGCCTGTACTCGGAGGATGGGTATGAACTGCGCTCCGGTCGCTCCGCCGCCCGTGCCTACCTCACCACTGATCTCCTGGCCGTCGTCACGGAGCGCACCGGTATCAACGCGGTGGGCTTCGTGTCCTTCAGCCTGAAGTGGGCTGTCGATGCATTCGATCTAGAAGACGAGGTCGAGTTGGAGCTGGAACTCGACCAGGCATGGATCGCGCCGGAGTTTCGTCGGCGTGCCTGGGGCGAGCTTTCTGCGATCGCCGTCGCGCATGCCGTGAGGCAGCACATGGATCATGTTCACGCCACAACGAGGTGGCCCCGAGACTTCGTTGCTCCGATCGAACTGACGGTGTGCGCTGACCTGTACAGCACGAGCGGTGAAGCGCTGCTCCGCAAATGCGCCGACTACGTCGCGATGGAGTTTGATCTTTGGCCGCGGCTGCAGCGGATGGAGGTGTCGAGAATCGTGTTGGATGGGCGGTGGTAGCCGTTCGCTCTCGCTGTCGTCCGAACATTGGTCGCACCGCGTCTGGAAGCGTACTGTCCCCGGGGCTTGTCATCCCTGGTAGGTCCGGACCCCGGCGGGCAAAACGTCCTCATCACCTCGTTTTGCGCGCCGATTCTGTTCGCGGCGAAAAGCGCGGTTTCACCGTTCATGAGCGTCTAAAGACCGGTGCACCGCAAAGCGTGCGGCAGGCTGTGCAGGAAAGTTTGGCGAATCAGTGCAATGGCTGCATCAAGCGGGTCATAGGCATCGCACGAGTGAATGCACCTAATATTCCGATTTCGTGGCGCGCGCGTTCAGGGTCCTTACGATCGTCCACCACAACTAGGGGGTGGAGGTCCATTCCGGCCGGGCCGTTCTGAACATCCCCTGCCTTCCTTAGCGCCGAGCCGCAACTGGTTGCCTTGGGGGGGATGACATCGATGAGGTCATTGCCATGTCTGAATGCAAACTCATGCATCGAACCAGACGCCCCCGAGACCTGTGGATGTCGCTGAAAATATGCCAAAGGGTTCCGGGCGACGATGAATGGCTCGGCTTCAGCAGCCAAATCGTGTATCGGGGTCTTCTCGTGCAACTGAGCGTTGGCCCACTGAGAAACGGCGAGTAAGCCGCTAACCGCTTGCGCAAAGGCAAATGGTGCGCGGTCTGGAGGTACAAGGGCGCAGAAGTCCCCGGACTTCGAGAGCGTGAGGCCAAACCACGCTACGACCTCGCGTAGCTTGTTCAGACGTGCGCCGTGTTCGATGTCCAAGCCCATCCCGCTTAGGTGCATGATGGTGTCACCGTTGTCCGATATCCGGAGTTGCTGACTCTCCTGCAGGATATAAATCACGATCGGAGATCCGTCTATCAAGCTGAAGGGCGTTGCAATTTCAAGCGCAGCTCCACCGTGAAGGTCGTTGACCTCACGACAATCGTAGCGCGACAGTGTGTGTGCCCAAGTGCAGTTGATCATGGAGCGGGAACCGGACAGCCAGGAGTGATTTTGCAGCGTTGCAAGAACCAGTTCAATCCGTAGGCCCAGTTTGAGCAGTCTATCCCCGCATGCTTTACGCCAAAAGTTTGGTCCCCGATGTGTTCATGGGGTCCATAAAGAGTCTGAGTAGCATCCATGTGACTTCTTTTCTGCGCAGGGCATATTTCCAACTGGTACACCCGGGGCGCTGTGTGGCTGGTTTGGAGCATCAGCGAGTACTGCATCAAGCAAGCATCAACCACGACAGGAGACTTGACCTCTAGTCGCATGATCAGTCCAGGAATGGTGATGCCTGACGATGCGTCTATGAGGGGTGCTACAAGGACCTTGTGACCAGCGTGATTCGGTCGCATTTGCCAATAAATGGGAGGCACAAAGGTCTTGGGCTGAGCCATGAGCGCCTCAGCTTGCGTGCGAGTATGAATACGAAACGCCATTGGTTTCAGCAACGCATAGAGGCAAGGTGACAGGTCATTTCGCTATTGCTCCGGCGTCTTGGGTGTCTGCCAACGATCTCGCGGTGTTTGGACCGAGTCAGTCTAGCGACTGATCGACTGTGTCATAGGTAAGCTCACAAGCTTGCGAACCTGACCATTTGAGCACTGGACAACGACCCGCATCCCATCGGAGAAACTGACTTCTACGATCTGCTTTTTTGTGGTGTAGAACGACAGTGCTGCTGCGACAACGATGCCGATGATGAAGCCAATCCCCGGAATCACCGCGTTCAAAATGAAGCCAAAGATCACCGCGCCGAGTACGAACGAGAAGCAACCGAAGTTCTTCTGAGATTCGGTGCGAGCATCGACCCGTGCAATCGATGTGAGCGGGTAAAGCTGTTTGCGCGAGCTCCGAATGTCGAAGGCATCTCCCTTGACGTAGGCGTATCCGTCCGTGCCAAAGCTTCCGCCGGTGATTTTCATCCCCCCGAACATATTTTCTCCTCTAAGTTTCGCCCACTATAACTTTTAGTTACAGCGTCCGACTGAGCGAGAACCCTGCTATTTCGCTTGAGGCGGGAAGAACCGCTCGATGTCCGCGATGGTCTGCTCGATGAACGTCGTGTCCTCCGGATGCTCGACCAGATCGACCAGCAGGTTGGCCAAATTCTTTCGAAGAGTTGGACGCTGCTGAGCGGCGATCTCGGCCAAGTACTCCACCAGCGCTCGCACTGAAGGCTCGGCATCAGCTCCGACGAACTGGAGCGGCGGTCGTTCGGTCTTCGGCCCCTTTCCAGTCTCCAACCACTCCGGGGAGACACGCAACGCCTTGGCGATGGACACGAGTTCCCGCGGGCGCTGCCTCAGGCCAGACTCGATGTTTCCGATGGCGCTCTGCGTTACACCGGCCTCGTCTGCCAGCTGAACCTGGCTCCAACCAATCTCGCATCTTTGCTCTCGGATGCGACTGCCAATGGACATGGCCGCTACCGCTTCGCGCTCTTAAGGCCGCGTGCCATTGCGAGCATCGCTGCCTGCTGAGCCTCGCCCAGCGACCGGTAGATCTGGACCAACTCCGCTTCTTCAGCATTGGCTACCGATTGGGCGGGAATCGGGGCGGTGCCGGGCTCCATCTCCCCATCTCCCTCCACCAGCCACTCGGGGCTGATCCCGAGAACTCGAGACGCCCGTATGTGGTTCTCGACGCTCAGCGTCTTGCTGCTGCCCAGCATCACTTTGCTGACAGCCGCTGCGGAGATTCCCAGAGCTGCCGCAAGGGCGCTTGGCGACATCTTTCGCTCGGAGAGGGCCAGCCGGAGCCGGTCGCTGTAGGTGAGTGCATTAACCATGGTTGATATTGTGCCAGACCGCCGGATAACTGTGGAAATAATTGTTGAAAGCAAAATTGGCTCATGATTAAATGCGGACCATGAAGAAGCATCTCGCCATCGAACTTTTGGGCGGCACTGTGTCTGCTGCGGCGAAGACCCTCGGGGTGTCATACGCCGCGGTCCACAAGTGGCCTGACGAGCTTCCACGCCGTATCGCTGATCGCGTTGAGGGGGCGTATGCGCGTCGAAAGCGCCAGATAGCAGCCCAGGTGGCTGCAGCCGAGGCTGCGCTGGCTGCGAGCTTGGCAGAGGAATAACGTGCGCGCTCATCACTTGACCCTCCGCGGGCCGGATGAACGGGTGACATCGACATCCTGTGCGGCAAACCGCACGTCCACGTCACCGTCCAACCACCGAATCACCAACCTGCTGGTGCGCAGCATCACTCGCGCCGGGGCTCGTCCGTTCGGATCGGCATTGGTGCTCAGCGTTGTGCGCGTGCTGTTGTGGATGAGGTCCGGGTCGTGGGCGGCTGGCAGGGCATGGGGTGTTTTCATGACTCGGCAGTCTGGGCGCGCTCGCCTGCAAGCACCAGCAAGACCTGCAGCACGCTCTTGCACGCGCCGCAAGCGGCCGCATGGAGGTGCAACCTGGCGCACGTCGTTGCAAGGAGCTGCAACGTGACCGTCGAGCCGCCGGAAGACCGCGCTCGGAAGATCGTGTCGAGCATCCTCAAGGCGACTCAGCGCGACGCCTCCCAGACCGCCATTGCCGCGGCCATGGGGGTGAGCGAGTCCACGGTCTCCAGGCTGCTCAGCGATCACTTGGACAAGCTAGCGCTGGTGATGGCTCATGCAGGCCTGAGAGTCGTCGCACAGGATATGCGGTGCTTCCCACCCGACTATGTGGACGCGCTGCTGCTCATGGCCAAGCAGCACCTGAGCGCCGTGCAGACGGTTCGCACCCTGGAGTGGGACTGATGCGCGGCCCGATCAATCGCGTGATCTACGTCGCGCATTTCCTCTACTACCTCCGCGTCCATCGCTCCTGGTCGAGTGCGATGTGGTGCATGGCCCATGAGGGCAGAGCCTGGAGATCACAGTAATGGCCCGCGCACGAAACATCAAACCCGGCTTCTTTCGCAACGCGGACCTGGTGGAACTCCCTTACGAGGCTCGACTGCTCTTCATCGGGCTGTGGACGATTGCTGACCGCAAGGGGCGACTCGAAGACCGCCCCAAGCAAATCAAGATGGAGCTCTTCCCAGCAGACAACCTGGACTGCGATGCGCTCCTGGATGAACTCGCGCAGATCGGGGTGGTGGAACGGTATCAGCACGGTGACAAGCGATACCTGCAGGTGGTGAATTTCGAGAAGCACCAGAACCCCCACAGGGACGAGAAGGCAAGCAGCATTCCAGGACCGGGCGAAGAGGCTGCTGAAATAGTCGATGAACAAGACTCGCACGATGCGAGCACTGTGCAAGCACCGTGCACCGATGGTGGCGACACCGTGGCAATCGGGCTGATTCCTGATTCCCGATTCCTGAATCCTGATTCCGGAAATACCCCCCTTACCCCCCAAGGGGGGCAGCGTGCCCGCAAACCTTCGGTTGACCTCGACGTCGTGCTGGCAGGGTTCGAGGCGTTTTACGCGGCGTACCCTCGCAAGGCGGGCAAGAAGGCGGCGTCGAAGGCGTGGATCACGCTGAGGCCTGATGCGGCTTTGCAGGCCACGATCCTCGGGGCGCTTGCGGCACAGAAGCCGCACCTCGACACCCGAGAGAACGGACGGTTCATTCCGCATGCCTCGACGTGGCTCAACCAAGGCCGATGGGAGGACGAGATTCCGGGCGCGAAGGCCAGGGCTGCGCCGGTCACTGACGACGGCCGGCAGTGGTGGCAGGCAGCCGGCTTCGAGCATCCGGGTGAAGCGGCGAACGCCCGCTGCCACATCGGCAACTACCGCGACTTTCGTGACGGCAAGCGGATTCCCGATGAGGTGGCTGCTTGAACGTCATCGAGCTGAAGCACATGCTGGCCAGCCAGGCTGCCGAGGTCGCGCGCATGCTGCTGCCGCAGGGCAAGCAGCGAGGCTCCGAGTGGAAGGCCGGGAACACGAGCGGCGAGCCCGGAGACAGCCTTTCGGTGTCCATCCGCGGGCACAAGGCCGGGGTGTGGAAGGACTTCGCGAGCGGGGAAGGTGGGGACCTGATCGACCTTTGGATGGCATGCCGTGGCTTGTCGATGGTCGAGGCCTTGAAGGACATCAAGCGCCACTTCTGCATCCGCGATGACCTGGTGAAGCCGCCGGAGAAAGCCTACCGCCGGCCGGAGAAACCGAAGTGCCAATCCGCGAAAGGGCGCGTTCACGAGTGGCTGACCGGCCGCGGTCTGACCGACGACACGATCAAGGCCTTCCGGATCGCCGAGCAGCTGCAGCACGGCAAGACCTACGCAGTGTTTCCCTTCATCGACGAGGCTGGCGTGCTGGTGAACGTCAAGTACCGCAATCCGGACGAAAAGAAGGACATGCGGCAGGAGAAAGACGCCGCGCCGTGCCTGTTCGGCTGGCACCTGATCGACCCGAAGGCGCGCACCGTCACGATCACCGAGGGCGAGATCGATGCGATGACGCTGCATCAGATGCGCGTGCCGGCGTTGTCGGTCAACCAGGGCGCGGGGAATCACCAGTGGATCGAGGTGGACTGGGAGAAGCTGGAGCGCTTCGACGACATCCTGATCTGCTTCGACAACGACGAGCCCGGCGACAAAGGCGCGGCCGAGGTCATCAACCGCCTGGGCATCGAGCGGTGCCGGCGTGTCCGGCTCGGCGCCAAGGACGCCAACCAGTGGCTGCAGGACGGAGCCGAGGCCGTCGATTTCCAGCAGGCAATGGAAGATGCTCGTCCGCTCGATCCCGACGAACTGCGCAATGCCGACGAATACACGCAGGCGGTCATCGAGCTGTTCTATCCGCCGCCGGGAACACCTGTCGCGCCAGCGCTGTACATCGACAAGGAGCTGGAGTGGTTTCGCTTCCGCATGGCCGAGTACACCTGCTGGACCGGCATCAACGGGCACGGCAAGAGCCTGATGCTCGATCAGATCCTGCTCGGCTTGATGTTGCAAGGCGAGCGCGTCGTGATCTTTTCGGGCGAAATGGGTGCTGTGCGCCACCTGAGGCGCATTCACAAGCAGGCCACGGGACTGGACCGACCCACACGGGAATACATCCAGGCGGTTGGTGCCTGGCTGCGAGAGAAGCTCTGGATCTTCGACCTGGTGGGCGTCGCCAAACTGGACCGCCTGCTGGAAGTATTCGCGTATGCGGCGCGGCGATACGGCGTGCGGCACTTCGTCATCGACAGCCTGATGATGATCGACGTACCCCAGGACGGGCCTGGCTCGATCACAAAGCAGAACGAGGCGGTGCAGAAGTTGGTGTCGTTCAAGAAGACGCACAACGTGCACGTCCACTTGGTGGCCCACCCGCGCAAGCTGCGCGACGAGGCCGAGGCCCCCGGAAAGATGGAGGTCGCCGGTGCCGGCGGCATCGTCAACGGCGCGGACAACGTGTTCTCGATCTGGCGGGCACAGAAGGACGAGGCTCCCGCCAACCCCAACGACCCCGAGGCCGTGGCCGCGTGGGAAGCCATGCAGTCGGACATCGACGCGAAGCTGATCCTGAAGAAGCAGCGCGAGGACGGTGTGCAGGACTACACGCAGGTCCTCTGGTTCGACAAGCCCTCGATGCAGTACCGCACCAGCCAACGGCGCTACCCGCTGCGCTTCGTCGAGTTCTCAATCCAAGATCAGGAGGTTCCCCAATGAGCATGAAGGAATTCGAGCAGTACCTGAAGGCGTCAGATTTCTTCGCCGACACCATGAACGCACACCGCGCGGCGACGGCTGAAGTGATCGCGGCTTTCGCCCAGCTACTGAAACGCCGCGGCGTGAGCGATGCCGAATTCAAGGAAATGCTTCGGCGCCTGGAGGATGCCACTGGCCGTCCTTCGGTGGACGGAAGCCGGCGCAACCTTGCGGCTCGGATTGGCGACAGCCTGAAGGGCCGCGCATGAAGGTGATCGAGCGCTACGCCAGCGCGGTTCGCTCGTCGAACCTGGAGATCAACGAGCGCACGACGCGGTCCGACTCGGACGTACTGGGCGCGATGGGGCTCGCCGGCAGGGAGTTCCCGTTGGCCGTGGCACTGCAGCGGCTGTTCCTGGGGGATAGCACCGCGGCGCGAGAACTGGTCGAGATCCTGGCCGACGACGCATGGCGGCAGGCGAGGGCGATGAAGGTGAAGCTCAACCGCGTTCAGGCCTACGACCTGGCTCAGGGCTGTGTCGCGTGGCACCGGAATCCAACCTGCGAGCGCTGCGGCGGGCACGGTGCGACGGTGATCCCGGGTAGCACGACGCTGGGCGTGAAATGCAAGCCCTGCAAGGGCACTGGTCGAACCTCGCTGAGCAGGATCTTCAAGGAGCACGCGGAGGTCGCCGACTGGCTGGTCGCCCACATGGAGAGGCATCAGGCCATGGCGGGGCCTGAAGCGATGAAGCAGATCGCAGGCTATCTGGACCTGAAGATCGCCGTTGCAAAAGCGGCAAGGTAAAAAATCTTTACCCCAACGCAGGTTCTCATCTAAAATGGCGTCGCCTGTACAAATCCCGGGTGAGCCGGGAACAATAAGAGCAGCTCATCCCTTGATGGCGGAGCTTTCTCTTCAGGTTGATGACCCGCCTCGCACGAGCTCGGCGGGTTTTTTTGCGCCTGCAACTCGTTCCGGGGATGGCCCGTCATTCGCTGCGGTCCCTTTGCGTTGGGGCCGACTAGCTAAGCACACTCGCGATCCAAGAAGTGCGTGGCACTCGCGCTATTTCTGGAATAACCGGCCCGACTGGATGCGACACCCGAATAGGCGTTACCGCAGTTGCAGGCCGTGCCCACGTCTCCTCGAATGCAGTATCCGCCTGATCGATGGGCCGCGATTGAATGCTCGCGATTTCCGCAAGGCCTTCATCGGTGATTCGCTCGACCCATGCGTACTTCACCGGCCTGAAGCGTTCCGTCATGCTCAGCCTTGGCCAGCTTTCCGCTTCGATCAAGCTTGTGGACGTAAGAACGCAGACCATCCGTAGCTCTTTGGGATCGCTCACCTTGAGTGGAAGTCTGCAGCGCGCGAGTTGGAGCAGGAAGTTTTGTGGCATGGCATGCATTTCGTGTTGGTCATTCTGCATGAAGTAGTGGTTAAGTATTAACTTAACCTGAACTCAGCAGGGGTTGCCACCGCGCGAAGCCCAGGCTGGGGAACTGACCTTGATCCCTGCCCGCCTCGCGCGGGCCTTCTTTTTCCTGAGGTGCCCATGTTCATCGCCCTGCTCGTCTTGGCCGTAATCGACCTGGCGCTGACCTTCGTGGTGTTCTGCGGGCAGCGCGCGCTGTGGGCCCGGTTGCCCGAGCTTGTGAAGGTCGAGAGCACTGTCGGCGAAGTGGCTTCTGCCCAGCAGGCGGCCGATGCGTGGCTCGCTCAGCAGCAGGATCTGCGGTCCAAGTCGATCAGGCTGACGCCAGGGGAACAGGCACAGGTCGAGGCCTACCGCGCGAGTCGCAGCGATGCGGCCCATGGGCTTTCCGATCTCGAAGTCCTGGCGCTGGCCCGGCTCAATCCGGCGTGACTGCGAAGTTCGACAACAACGACGGCCGCATCCGTGGCCGCGCACTGCAGGCAAGGCGCCTGAAGGTATGGAGCAAGGACCCTCGTTGCGCCAAGTGCCGCAAGCTATGCGAGTTCAACGCACTACCCGGACGTGGATTCCAGCTCGACCACAAGAACCCGATCTTCAAGGGCGGCCCAGACACCGAGGAGAACTGCCAGGTGCTCTGCTGTGGCCCAGGCAGCTGCCATGACATGAAGACGGCCAAGGACCTCGGCCATGCCCCGAAGGTGCGGATCACCGAGGACGGATGGCCGGAAGGGATGTGAGCGGGTGCCCTCGTGCATGTCTCTTTTCGCCCACTGTTGCGAAATTGCGGCTGGATTTTTAAGGCCACTCCCGGGGGGGAGGCGAATTTTTCGAGGTGGGACTCCTTGGAAACCCGGCGCATCCCTCTCTTTTCACATCTCCAATTTGAAGGACGACCCTGATGCCCCGTGCAAGAACGCCGCTGGCGAAGGCAAAGGCGGCTGGCGCGGAAATCATCCATCCTGAGCGGTTCCGAGACCGGAAGGGCCCGAAGAAGCCACGCGCAGTTGGCGACCCCTACGTTGGCATGTCCGACAAGGAAAAGAAGGTATGGACGGAGTTTCGTGCCGAGTTGCCGTGGCTGACGAGCAGCCATCGCACCCTGTTGCGCCTGGCGTGCTACTGGACTGCAAAGCTGGACGAAAAGGAGTTCGGTGTCAGTGCCACCCAGGCCCTGAGTTCGATCCTGTCGAAGCTGGGAGCCACACCCGTCGATGAGACCAAAGTGAATCATGGCGACGACGAAGACGAAGACCCCGCCGACGAGTTCTTCAACTGATCGGGTCAGGGCCTACGCCGACGCAGTCGTAGCCGGCAAGATCGTTGCGGGCCCGCATGTCCGCAACAGCTGCAGGCGGCACTTGGAGGATCTGAAGAAGGGCCCGGACCGCGGGCTGTACTTCGACCATGAGGCTGCGGAGAAGGCGTTCAGGTTCTTCGAGAAGGTGTTGAAGCTGTCCGAGGGGCAGTTCGAGGGGAAGGCGTTCCAACTGCACCCGAGTCAGGCCTTCATCGTGGGCTCGCTGTTCGGCTGGAAGCGTGCTGACGGTACGCGGCGGTTTCGCCGCTCCTTCATCGAGCAGGGCAAGGGGAACGGGAAAAGCCCGCTGGCTGGCGGCATTGGGTTGTATGGCCTGGTCGCCGACGGGGAGGCCGGCGCGCAGGTTTACGCTGCTGCGGCGAAGAAGGAGCAGGCCGGCATCTTGTTCGCCGACGCCGTGAAGATGGTGAAGGCTTCGCCGGGTCTGAAGAGGAGACTCGAGTTCTCTGGTGGCGAGGGGCGCGAGTACAACATCGCGCACCACCGCAGCGGGAGCTTCTTCCGGCCGGTGTCGCGCGACACGGGAAAGACTGGTTCGGGCCCGCGTCCTCACTTCGTCCTGGGCGATGAGGTGCACGAACTGCCGGACCGCAAGAGCATCGAGATGCTGGAGCGGGGCTTCAAATTCCGCCGGCAGCCGCTGCTGTTCATGATCACGAACAGCGGCAGTGATCGAAACTCGGTCGCCTGGGAGGAGCATGAGCACGCGGTCAAGGTGGCTGCGGGACACACCGAGGCGGTGAATGATCCGACGTTCGTGGGCGACGTGATTGACGACACGACCTTCAGCTACGTCTGCGCGCTGGACGAGGGCGACGACCCGCTGCGAGATCCGAACTGCTGGCCGAAGGTGAACCCGCTGCTGGGCGTGACGATCACCGAGCAGTACCTGGCGGACGTGGTGGCCACGGCGAAAGCGATTCCTGGTCAGCTGAACGGCATCCTGCGGCTGCATTTCTGCGTCTGGACGGACGCCGAGACGGCGTGGATGACGCGGACCACGCTGGAGCCGGCGCTGGTCGAGTTCGATCCAGTGGTCGAGCATGCAGGCGAAGAGGTGTTCATCGGCCTGGACCTCTCCCAGTTCCGGGACATTACCGCCAAGGCTTCGGTGGTGCGCACGGGAACGACGGCAGATAACAAGCCGACGTTCGACGCCTGGATCGAGGCCTGGACGCCCGGTGACACGTTGCTGGCGCGCGAGCTGCGTGACAAGCTGCCGTACAGCGTCTGGAGAGACAAGGGCTTCATCCACGCGCCGGCTGGCGAGAGCATCAGCTTCCGTCACGTTGCGCAGGCTTTGGCGGACGATGCCAAGCAGTACGACGTGAAGCTGGTGGCTTACGACCGCTACGCCTTCCGGAAATTCGAGGAGGAGGTCGATGACATCGGCCTGAGCGTCGAATTCGTCGCCCACCCGCAAGGCGGCACGAAGAAGGGCGAGCCAACCGAAGGGATGATCAAGGCGGCGGAGGCGAAGAAGGCAAAGGCCGAGGGCTTGTGGATGCCTGGATCGGTGAGGCTGCTCGAAGAGGCCCTGCTTGAAAACCGCATCCGGCTGCGGAAGAACCCGGTGCTGGTGTCCGCAATGATGTCTGCGGTCATCGAAGAGGACAAATGGGGCAATCACTGGATCGCGAAGAAGCGCTCCATCAACAAGATCGACGCGGCCGTCGCACTAGCGATGGCCATCGGAGCGGCGCACGCTGGAGAAACAGTGCAGGCGCCCAAGTACCAGATGTTCGTCATCGGCTGACGAACGGAATCGAATCACCACCGAGGCCCGCCCAGTGCGGGCCTTTTTCATTGGAGCCACGCATGGACCGTGCTTATTCCACCTTGGAGATCAAGGCGCTTGGCGACGATAGCGGCGACGGACGCCGCACGTTCAAGGGCATCGCCTCCACGCCGACCGCCGACCGCGTGGGCGATGTGATGGAGCCAGAGGGCGCGCAGTTCAAGCTGCCGATTCCATTCCTATGGATGCACGACAGCAGCGATCCGATCGGCTGGATCACTGGCGCAAAGGTCACTGCGAAGGGCATCGAGGTCGAGGGTGAGGTCGCCACGATCGCCGAGGACGGCCCACTGAAAGAGCGCCTGAACACCGCCTGGCAGATGTTGAAGGCGAAGCTCGTGCGCGGCCTGTCCATCGGCTTCAAGCCCATCGAGGCCGCGCAGATCAAGGGCTCGTTCGGCCTTCGTTACACGAAATGGCTCTGGTTCGAGCTGTCGGCCGTCACCGTGCCGGCCAACGCCGAAGCCTCCCTGACTGCGATCAAGTCGATCGATCGGGCCCTGCTAGCCGCGTCTGGCAAGCAGCAGGACCGGGTTGTTCGCCTGCTCGCCCCCGGCGTCTCGGGAAATCCGCAAGCCCGAAAGGGCGTCGTCTACCTCAATCCCTGAAAGAACATCATGAACCTGCAAGAACAGATCAAGCGCCTCATGGAGACGCGCACCCAGAAGGCCCTCGAACTGGAGGGCGTGCAGAAGAAGGCTCTGGACGAAGGCCGCACGAAGGACGAGACCGAGCGCGAGACGTTCAAGAATCTCACCGAGGACATCGCCCAGATCGACGCCGAACTGGCCGACCTGCGCCAGCTCGAAGCGCTGCAGGTCGAGAAATCAACCCCCGCCGCAGGCGGCAATCCGGCGGCGGCGACTGGCGCTCGCGGTGCTCTGGCCACCGGCGGCGCCCCCGCTATCCACATGAAGAAGGACGCGGACGAGAAGTTCAAGGGCCAGAACTACACCCGCATGGTCATCGCCAAGGCGCTCGCACGTCTGAGCGATGGTGAAGCGACTGCCATCCAGATCGCGGAGCAGCGCTGGGGCAAGACCAACCCGACGCTCATCAACGTGATGAAGGCTGCCGTGCCCGGCGGCGGCTCGGGTTCGGGAGAGTGGGGCTCCGAACTCGTTGCGATCAACCAGCAGTACAACGGCGACTTCATCGAGTTCCTGTACTCGATGACGGTCTACGACAAGCTGCCGCTGCGCCAGGTGCCGGCCAACGTGCAGATCAAGGGCCAGGATGGCGCCGCGACTGCCTACTGGGTGGGCCAGTCGAAGGCCATCCCGGCGACCACCGCCGATTTCTCCGCGGTCAACCTGACCCCGCTGAAGGTCGCCGCCCTGGCAGTGGTCTCAAACGAACTGCTGCGCGATTCGAGTCCGGCAGCCGAGCAGCTGGTGCGTGACGCACTCGCTGAAGCCAGTGCCCAGCGTGTGGACACGACGTTCATCTCGGCAGCAGCAGCGGTGGCTGGTGTGTCGCCGGCCGGCATCCTGAACGGGCTGACGGGCATCCCCTCGGCGGGGACGGACGGCGAGGGCCTGCGCTCGGACATCAAGGCGCTGTATGCCCCCTTCATCGCAGCAAAGAACGCCAACGGCCTGCAGCTGGTGACCACGCCGTCGCTCGGCAAAGCGATTCAGCTCATGACCAATGCCCTGGGGCAGACCGAGTTCCCGGGCATCACCGCGAACGGCGGCACGCTGCTGGGTGATCCGGTGGTCACCGGTGACAACGTCGGCTCGGGTCAACTGATCCTGCTGAAGCCCAGCGACATCTACCGCATCGGCGACTCGGGCATCGAGGTCTCGATCAGCCGCGAGGCCATGATCGAGCAGGACACGGCACCCACTGGCGCAACCGACACACCGACGGCAGCCTCCGCGAACATGACTTCCATGTTCCAGACCGAATCGACCGCGATCAAGGTGGTGCGGTCGATCAACTTCGCGAAGCGCCGGGCCTCTGCTGTGGCCTTCGTGACCGGTGCCGACTACGGCGCTCCCGTCACGCCCTGATCGTGACCAGCCGGGCCCTTCGGGGCTCGGCCAATTCCTTAAGGAGCCGACATGTCCAAGAGCCTCATTGCCCTCAAGCCATTCACCTATGCGGGTCGAGCCCTGCAGGCGGGTGATCCGTTCACTGCTTCGAGCGCCGAGGCCCGTGCACTGTGCGCGATTCGCCGCGCCGCTCCCGCCGATACGTACCAGACCGCTGAGGCTAAACCCGAGGTGACGAAGGAGACGCCTGAGGTGAAGAAGCCGTCTGGCAGGGCTGCATCGAAAAAGGCGAGCAGCAAGGAATGAGCGCACTGTCGCGCCTCGTGAACAGCGCGCGTACCAAGGCGGCCAGCATCATTGCTCCGCGCACGGTGCAGCCCGGCGGCTTGGTGTCGCTGAATTCGGGCGGTGTCTGGCATGACATCACCCCGGCACAACCACCGGGGTACTTCCAGCTGGACATCAACGTCCGGCCGGAGACTGTGCTGTCCTTCCCGGCTGTGTTCTCGTGCGCGACGGTGATCTCGAACGACATTGGCAAGCTATGCACACGCCTAATGGAGCGGGGCGAAAACGGCATCTGGACCGAGACGACCAGCGCCGCATACTCGCCCGTCTTGCGCCGGCCGAACCACTATCAGAACCAGATCCAGTTCAAGCAGTGGTGGGTCATCTCAAAGCTCATCTGGGGCAACTCCTACGTGCTGAAGGTTCGGGATGGCCGCGGCATCGTGGTCGCGCTCTACATCCTCGATCCAGCCCTGGTGATGCCGATGATCTCGCCGGACGGGTCGATCTTCTACCAGTTGGCCAAGGACAACCTCTCCGGCCTGCAGGAGGCGACTATCTATGTGCCTGCCTCCGAAATCATCCACGACAGGATGAACTGCCTTTTCCACCCGCTGGTAGGTGTGGGTCCGCTCTATGCGGCCATGCTGCCGGCGTCGAGTGGCCTGGAAATGCTGCGAGATTCACAGCGCTTCTTCAAGCAGGGAGCGAAGCCCAGCGGCCTATTGGTTGCGCCTGGCGCGATCTCCGACCCGACGGCGAAGGAACTGAAGGAGTACTGGAACAACAACTTCACGGGGCCGAACGCCGGCAAGGTCGCAGTGGTCGGCGATGGCCTGCGCTACGAAGCTATCCGCATGACTGCGGTGGACGCGCAGATGAAAGAACAACTGGGCCTGACAGCCGAGATGGTGGCGCAGGTCTTCCACGTCCCGCTGTTCAAAGTCGGCGGACAGCTACCGACGGGCCAGAAGGTCGGCGACCTGAACCAGATCTACTTCAACGACGCGCTCCACTCGCTGATCGAGGAGATGGAGGCTGCGCTGGATGACGGTCTGAGCTTGCCTGACAAGTACCGCACGGAGCTTGATCTGGACAACCTGCTGCGTATGGATCCGGCGACGCAAGCCGATGTAGCCGTGAAGCTGGTGGGCGGGGGCCTGAAGACGCCGAACGAGGGGCGCCGTGGGTTCAACCTGCCCCCGTTGACCGGAGGCGATACGGTCTACATGCAACAGCAGGACTTCCCGCTGGACCAGGTCCGGCTGAACAAGATCGCACCGCCAGCGCCTCCAGCACCGGTTGCCGCACCTGCTGAACCTGAGTCACAGCCTCCCGCGGACGATGGCGACATCACGGACGAAGAGCAGCGCGAGCTGGCCGACTACATCGCAAAGGAGCTGGCATGCGAGCCGATCTGAAAGCCTTGGCCGACATCGTGATCCAGTCCGTGAAAGCTGCGGTGGCGCCATTGGCAAGACGGCTGGATGACATCGATTCGGTGATCAAGGGCGTGCCGGAGTCGCTGGCGCCCCATATCGAGCAGACCGTCAAGAAGGCCGTCGATGCGCTGCCGCCCGCCAAAGACGGCAAAGACTTCCCAGTGGACGAAGTAGAGCGGATGGTGGCCGATGCTGTAGCTGCACTCCCTCCCGCAAAGGATGGGGCGGACGGTGCAAGCGTGACGGTGGGTGACCTGGAGCCGCTGGTCTCTGATGTCGTCGCGAAAGCCATTGCTCTGATTGCTGCGCCGAAGGCGGAAAGCACCTTTCCAGCGGAGGAAGTGCGGCGAATGGTGGAGGAAGAGGTCGAGAAATCGCTCTCTGCGATTCCGCGTCCCAAGGATGGCGAGCCCGGCAGGAGTGTGACGGCAGCAGAGTTGGGGCCCATGGTGACGGATGAGGTCGCCAAGGCTGTCGCTGCGATCCCTGCGCCCAAGGACGGCGAGAGCGTGCCGGTCGAAGAGGTCAAGAAAATG